ACATTGGTTTCAACAACCTTTGCTGTTTCTTCAAGAGCTTTTGCTCTTCTTCCACTTCTACTTGTACACGAAACCGCGATAAGTAGAAGTATTAATGCGATTAATTTTGTTAATGTTTTCATTTTTATAATGATTAAGGTTAAGGTTAAATAAATCAGCCTTTTCACATGTTTGCTGAGCATGGAGTTTTATGCACTCTTCTCTGAGTAGGCGACAGCTTATCGCACTCTTAGTTCAGTTACTTTTTCAAGTCTTTGGCTGAACTCCTATTTGACCATTTTTATTCCTCTAATTCTACCTCAAGAAGTATTTTAACCTTCTTTTTTGGCATCATCAAAGTACCATCTCCTTCGTATGAGACATCAACTTCATACTCTAAATCCTCTTGTGGGATAGATACTTTATCAAGCTCAGCAAAGCAGCCTAACTTGTAGAAAGATTCAACTGGCTTTTCGCCAGATTTAATTTCAACCTGAAGCTTTTTTAACTCTTTTAACAGAGTATCAGCTTTCTTAACAGCTTCATCTATTTCTGAAGTGCCATCAATATGAACTTTTTCAACTTCACCCTCTAATTTATGAACTACACTTAGTGCAGCTCTTGGGCAACTATAAGCATCCATTAAAGTATCATATTCTTCCTGCTTTATTCCAGGAAGTGCCTCTATTCCAGGGATTCTGGATACTTGATCAGAAAGATGATCATCCCAATCTAATCCCATGTGTTTTGCCTGTTTCATTGTAGCAAGCATTTTTAGTATTGACTTTTGTCTTTCAGTTAATTGTGTCATGATTTTGTGATTTAAGGTTAAGTATTGTTTTTAGTTAGATATAAAACCGTAGACACATGTTCCTTAATATGAAGCTATCTCAAAAGAATTGTCCATGTGTCCTCGGGTTTTAAAATGGTAGCTCATCACCATCATTTACAGTGATGTAAATATCACCATTATCCTCATGTTTTACACCAATAGGTGGTGTACAGTCCTTACCTTTATCATAAAGATAAGCTTTTTCATAAAGATAAATATACCTTTCATCTTCAGTCATATTCCTATTAAATGCACTGTATTCTATTAGTGCAAAAATAAGAGCTTCACCACTAAACAATCTTAGAGTAATTACTTTGGTATATAATTCTTCTACTCTTTGTTGTACAAAGTGAAATAAATTGTTAGGAATGACTGTTCCTTCCAATTGTTGTACGTTGTTAAACATGAATTTATGGTTTATAGTTAAATATTTATTGACTAGTGTGTTTTACACCTAAAACTATAATAACTTCTCTTACCAAGATTTCATAACTAGCTTTCACATCCCTCAATGCTTCGTTGCATTAATTTGGTTACTTACCTAGTTAGTAAGATAATTCATATTATTATAGAAACTGGTGTCCTCAACATCTTGGAAAGTTATTGAGTTTTTTACTTAAAACTTTAATAAAATAATGTGTCATAGATAATTTGCAGAAGCTACTACTATATAGAGTAGATTTCCAAGTCGCAATCAGCACAGGAACGCAATCAGCTCACTATATTATATTCTTATTAAAGAAACTGGTGTTGAGTTTTTTACTTAAAGTGTTATAATAGAGTTATGCGGAGTGGAAATCTGGTGATTAAACAACTCTTCTTTGAGGTGTTTGTTTATAGGCATCACTATAAACACGCAGTGAACCAAACTGGTGCAAGACTATGACAGCATATGAACTCCACAAAGCACAACTTCTATTATAACTATGCACCCAGTAGCCTATTGTTGTAATACAACAGCCTATTGATGGTGCAAGACCTAAGTAGAGTAATGATTTAATGAGTATTTCGAAGAAATACCAATATCACTCATACACATCAAACACACACATCAAGCAAATAAAAGAGGTGTGCATTACACACACCTCGTGATGTTAATCAAACAGCTCCTCCTTTTTAGAGTAGCGTGTCATACGCAAGTAAGGGCCGTATTGTCCTTCATACATGCGTAGAGATGCTTTAACTGCATCCATAGAGCCAAGGGCTCGTAGGTCTGCAACATCATTAGCAACTGATAGTTCTCTGCCGTCAGACAGAATGGCTCGAGCCTTAGTGAAGGTTTGACCTTCGAATTCCACTTCTCCTACATAAATGTTTGTAATTTCAAACGATGTCATGATATATAAATTTAGGTTAAAGACTGGGGGACATCCCCAATCCAAAGTCTAAGGGGGGTGATGATTTAATGTCCTCAACACACTTACCTACACAAAAAATTTAAAAAAAAAATTAAAAAAAATTTTAAAAAGGCAAATAAAAAACCCAGGCGCCACTACCTGGGTTTTAATGTTGAAAAATAAGTCAATTGGACTTCTTACACTCGCATTGCTAAAAAGTTAATCTATGTTTGATGTGACTTTATAGGGAAAATTATTTTGATAATACTCTATTGGACTTTGATTTGGTGTATAAATAATTGGAAGTTTTTGAAATTGTTGATCAAATTCCATTGGTGGTATAGATTTAATTTTATATTCAGTCCAGTTATCTTTAGAAATAGACTTTAAAAGGTCGACTATATCAGTAATGGGAGTATCATATGCCACCTCTACTGTTTTTTGATCTGTATCAATTGTAATTTTCATATTATTTTTTATTTAAATTTCTCGATTTTACTATCTACTAAAGATAGTTATTTGTTGCTACTTTACAAACAAACATTATTTATTTATAAGTTCTTTTATTGTGATCCAATTGTCACTCAAAAATAATCCAATTCCAATTCCAGCTAGAAATGTACTTCCTAGTAATAATGCTGCAGCAACAGCTGCTATTAAATATCCTACACTTCTAATGCCAGCAGAAGTTAACCATAATTTAATTTTTTCTACCATTTTCATAATTCAAGTTTTTAATTCAAGTTTTTATCAACAAAAAGTTTCCAAACCTTCAAAAAAGCTTCCCCTTAGTAACGTATGTCTGTTACAACGACGAGCTCTTGGAGGAGGACACCGTAGTCTTTTGTTTAAGTTCGCTAGAGCTTATGCACAAAGCTACACTCTATTTATGAGAATTGCAAGTTTTTCATCATTTATTTTTAATAACTAAAAAAATATATTTAAAATAATTGCTGTTTTACTTGACTTTTAATAAAATAGTATGTTATATTTGGAAAAACAAATAATTATGAGTAAAGATGAACTTGAAGATCAGGGGCTTTTAGAAGTCTGCAGTAATTGTGGTTCGATACATTTAAAAGAATATACTGAAGGCAAAACTGTATGTAATAATTGTGGCACTGTTAATTTTACACATACTATTACTGAAGAAGAGTATAAGATTAATTTAGAAATGCAGGAAGAACTTCAAAAAACATTGAGAAGTTAAAATGGGAAAATCGAATAAAATAAAACAAATTGCAGACGGAATAAAAAACTCTGTAATAAAAAGAGAGGAAATAGAATCTTTAGCAGAAAAGAGATATGCAGTATGTAAGACTTGCCCACTTAGTTCAATGATAGCCAAGCCTAATAGTAAGGTGGAACATTGTACTGAATGTGGATGTGTGCTAAGATTTAAAACAAGAAGTGAAAATGCAGAATGTCCAAAAGGTTACTGGGAAGAATAAAATAGCAATATTTAATACGACTGTATATGGTTGCATATACAGTTTTTTAAATATAACAAGGTCGATGCATAAAATGACTGAGCAAGAAATACGAGTTGCCAGTTTATTTTTATATTATCATCACTTGGAAAAATGTAACTTTGTTAGAGAAATAGACTTGTGGAAACACTTGTTTGATTATAGTACAAAGTTGAAGATAAAGGAGCAAATTGGTATTACTGATGCTGGTTTGCAAAATGTACTCACTTCACTTAGAAAGAAGGGAGTTATTGATAATAATAAATTTAAATCTTATTATCTATTAGATATAGACAAAGAAGATGACGAGTTTCAGATAGTATTTAAATATAAGTTTAAAAAAGATGTCAAAAAAACTTAATCCAGAAGAATTAATATATAGAAAATTATCTCTGCAATTTGGATTATCTGAAACAGTTATTAAAGAGATTTGTCATTCACAATATGAATTTACATCAAAAAAAATAAATGAATTAAATCTGAAGGAGTTAACAGATGAGGAAATAAGCGACTTGAAAACAAATTTTAGATTTAGAGGGTTGGGTAGTTTATATGTATCTGAAAAGCTTTTGATTAACAGAAAGAATATAAAAAACAAAAAAGATGAAAATAAAAGTTAAAGAAGTAAAACACTCAGCAGATTATACAGCTGAAATGGAAAGATATAATAGTGAACCTACTATATATCCTAAACCTGAACCTAGTTATTTTAAGTATTTACTAAATATACCAATTTATGATATTGTGTTTTACAAGTTTTACCCAGCAGGCATTGATGATGAAACTATAGTGGATGAAATAAAATTGATTACACCATATGGTAATTATATGCTTGAAGTAGATGATAATCCTGGTATTGTAAATGAATTAGATTTACATTTTGATTTGGTAGAACGTGATTTCAGAGTTAGCACTACATCTACTATACAACAAAACCTTAAAAAATTACCAACACCTTTAGCAAATAAAATTTAATTAATAAAATAAAAATATAATGAAAGAGAGAATTGAAGAAGAATTAACAGCAAAACTACCAAAATTAGAGTTATCAATGAATCATGTATTGGTTACAGCTAATGTATCTCATCCAGATTCTGGGATTATTAAAAGTGTAAATGCGGCACAAAATCCATCTAAAGATCCTGCATTGTTAGGTCAACAGGAAGTACTTGCAGTAGGCCCTTACTGTAAAAAGGAGAATGGTGTATGTTATGAAGTAGGGGATAGGGTATGTATTGACCTTAGAAAGATAGGAGCAAATAACTCAATGGTAGTTGGAGTTGCTTATCTTGCATCAACAGGTAAGGTATTGTTCAATGGTGATGATACTGAGTTCGAAGATGATGACGTGAAAAAAGCAATAATTATCACTGATAGAGAAATCCTTTATAAATTTACATCATAATGAATCTACTAAGTTTAGATGAGCATAGTAATTTGATTGTGGCACCTGAAGCATATGTTATTAAGGTGTTTTCTGATATACTTGAGAGGGATAAATCAGACAAAAAGACCCAGGCTCTACATGAGCTTGGGTATGTTTATTTTATGACTGATTATAGATCTGACTTTTTTGATATATCAGATAAACAACAGAGATCTGTTGAAATAATTACTAATCTTAATTTTAAAATAGATCCAGAGGATCCATTAATTTTGAAAGCAATAGAGTTCTGTGAAAGTAAAAAGAACAAATTAATTCTATTATTGGAAGATGCAAATAGAGCTATTGACAAAATTAGAGATTATTTTAATGAAGTTGATTTGACAATTACTGATGATAATGGCAAATTGATTCATGACTCTTCTAAGTTGTTAGCTAATGTTTCCAATCTTAGTAAAGTAGTAACTGGTATTACAGAACTTGAAATGCAGGTTAAGAAAAGCATGCAGACTGACTCTAAGAAACGAGGAGGTCAGGAAAAAGGAGTATTTGAAGATTAATATGACTGAACAAGATAATCGACCATTATACGAAGAACTTGAGATTCATGAAAAGTACTATGATAAATTAGATGCTTTAAATGACAATATCAGGACAATGGTATTGGAACATGTAGAGCAGATTGAGTTATTGAATCAATATTTACACAAGGATCGTAAAAGGGCTAAAGACTTACCAAGAGATAGTAAAGGGAGAATAACTCCTTTGGTTGTTACTTTTGGTGAAAGATATGATGATGATGAACCACCACCTGTAGAGTATAGTGAATTTACTATGCATGAGTTGGAGGATATGGATTATTTTAGACAACCCGCTTTACATTATCAGGCACATGGAAAGTATACTAATTTATATCCTAATAAACATCCACAATCTCAATTTTACAAATTTTGGGAAGAGGAAGCTAGAAGGTGTAGAGAAGGATATGTTAGAGAATATGATGGCGAATGGATACCAGGGTATTATTATTGGTATTTAAACTATAGTCCTATATTACAAACTATTGATATACTTGACGATGCTGGTAATCGTACTGGTAAAGCAGATCGTATATTTGACTTCCCTCAAGTATGGGATGGAGATTATATGTTCTTTCATTATGTTGAAGCAGCTGAATCAATAGGTTATTTTGGTGATGTGCTTAAAACTCGTGGTAGAGGATATTCTTTGAAATGTGCCTCTATGTTGAGTAGAAATTTATATCATTTTAGAAAGTCTAAATCTTATGCATTGGCATCTGAAGGTGAATTCTTAATATCTGATGGTATATTGAATAAGGCATGGGAATCCTTGGATTGGATTGATGAAAAGACTGCATGGTATAAATCCAGACATAAGAAGAATACTATAATGCATAAACGTGCTTCTTATGAAGATACTGAGACAGGTATTGAGAAAGGATATAAATCTGAAATTATTGGGGTTACTTTAAAGAACAATCCTGAAAAGGCAAGAGGTAAAAGAGGTAAGTTGCTATTGTTTGAGGAATCAGGTGTATTTCCTGGACTTTTAAAAGCATGGGCTATTGCAAGACCGTCGCTTGAAGATGGGCCATCTACTTTTGGATTTATGGTAGCGTTTGGTACAGGTGGTACAGAAGGTGCTGCATTTGAAGGTGCTGAAGAACTATTCTATAATCCTAAAGGTTATCGTATATTACCTTTAAAAAATATTTATGATAAGATTAGAGGTAAAGGTATATGCTCATTCTTCTGTCCTGAATATACTAACAGAAAGAACTGTTATGATAAAAATGGTAACTCTGATGTAATAAAAGCTTTAAATCAGTTATTTATATCTAGAGAAACTATTAGATTAAATAGTTCTGATCCTAATACGTTAACTCAAGAAAAAGCTGATAGAGCAATAACACCACAGGAATCAATAATGCGTACTGAAGGAACATTGTTCCCAGTAGCTGATCTTAAAGAATACTTAGCTGAAATATCTCCAAATCTAGAAAAGTTTACTTCATCTCATTATATTGGTGGATTAAAAATTAATATCGAAACAGGTATTGTAGAGTATAGCCCAAACGCTGATGCTAAAGTAGTACGTGAATTTCCAATTAAAAATAATCTTAACAAAGAGGGTGCGGTTGAAATATTCAAAATGCCAATACAAGGTCTTGACGGCAAACCTCCTAGATTTAGATATATAGCAGGAATTGACCCATATGATGATGATCATAGTAGTACTAACTCTCTTGGTTCTATGTTTATAATGGATGTAGTTACTGATGAAATAGTATGTGAATATACTGGTAGACCTAAATTAGCTAATACATTTTATGAGAACTGTTTAAGATTACTTAAGTTTTATAATGCTACGGCAAACTATGAGAATGATAAGAAAGGATTATATGCGTATTTTAGTAATAAGAATCAATTATCTTATTTAGCTGATAATCCTGAAATATTAAAAGATATGGAAATGGTTAAAGCCGCTCCTGCTTATGGTAATAAAGCTAAAGGAACCAATTCTGGTATAAAGATCAATGCATGGGGTAGAAGACTTCAGGCAGATTGGATGTTGTCATCACCAGAAAAGAATCCTGATGTTCTTAATTTACACCAAATACGTAGTATAGGTTATATAAAAGAAGCTATAGCCTGGAATGAAGATGGTAACTTTGACCGTGTATCTGCAATGGGTATGCTAATGATACTTAGAGAAAACTATTATAAGTATATATTACATTTAAAAGATGGTAGTTATACTCAAACTAGAGGATCAGAAGCAGCTGATGATCCATTCTTTAATAAAAATTATAAAAGTAAAAGTCATAATGCATTAGGAAATAATTTTCATATATGGAATGTACGTAACGGTGTAATGAGTAAACCTTAGTAGTTTTATATAATATTAATAATATCAATTAATGGAAACTAGAAATCATAACGGATTTCCTTCACAAAAGAAAACTAAAAGTCAAAAGACTAAAAAGTGGGCTAAAGATTGTGTAGATGCTGCTGATAATAATACAGCATTTAGACATGAAGGTGTTAGGAAACGTAGAAGAAATAAACTAATCAATCTTAATCTATATAATGGTAAGATGGATAGAAGAGATATGGAGTTAACACTTAACCCATATGGATTCAATGAGGCTTCTTTCATACCAGATGAAATACCTCACTATCCTATAGCCGCACCCAAAATAGATTTATTAGTAGGTGAAGAATATAATAGACGTTTTGACTATAAAGTTGTAGTGACTAATCCAAATGCTATTTCTAAAAAAGAAGAAGCTAAGAAAAAGTTGTGGTTGCAAAAACTACAAGAAATGATGGATGAAGCTACCACTGAAGAGGAAATGCAAGAACAAGCTGAGAGATTCAGCAAGTATATGAAGTATGAATGGCAGGATGTCAGAGAGATGATGGCCACCAATATATTAAAGCATTACTCTGAAGAACAAGAATTTAAAGCTAAATTCAACGAGAACTTTAAAAATGCCATGTTGATGGGTGAAGAAATCTATCAATGTGATATAGTAAGCAGTGAACCATTATTACATATACTTAATCCATTAAGTGTACACACTATTCGAAGTGGTAATAGTGACAGAATAGAAGATAGCGATCTTATTATTATAGATGAGTATTGGTCTCCAGGTAGAGTAATAGATACATATTATGATAAACTTAAACCTAAAGATATTTCTAATATTGAAGGTGGTTTTGTATCTAGTGCAGGAGATGACAAACATGAAGGTCTTATACATCAAGAACCTGAACTATGGGTTAAAACAGAAGATGTAGAAGATTATATTAATCTTGCTGAAACAGCAGGACACACATTTAACCATCATCAAGATGTAAATGGTAATGTAAGAGTACTTAGAGTATATTGGAGAAGTCTAAGAAGAATAAAAAAAGTACATTATTATGATGAAGATGGTAACCAACAGGTAGATTATTTTCCAGAAGATTATAAAGAAAACCAAGCTTTAGGTGAAGAAGCTAAATATTTATGGATTAATGAATGGTGGGAAGGTACTAAAATAGGTAAAGATATTTATGTTAATATGAGACCTAGACCTATTCAGTATAATAATATAGATAACCCGTCTAGATGTCACCCAGGCATTATTGGCTTAGTATATAATACTAATCAACGATCCGCTGTAGTCCCTATGGATAGAATGAAGCAGTATCAATATTTATATGATGCTACTAAAGATAGATTAAATAAAGCTATGGCTAAATACTTAGGGCCTCTTATGGAACTTGATTTAGCTAAAGTGCCTGGAAACTGGCAAATAGATAAATGGTTACACTATGCTTATTCATCAGGACTTGCCGTTACTGATTCTTTTAAAGAAGGTAATAAAGGTGCTGCAACAGGTAAATTAGCTGGTTCATTTAATACTACTGGTAAATCTATGAACCTTGACATGGGTAATTATATACAACAACACATTCAAATGCTTGAATATATCAAAGCTGAAATGGGTGAAATAGTTGGTATAAACAAACAACGTGAGGGACAAATAAGTAATAGAGAAACTGTAGGTGGTGTAGAAAGAGCCGTTAACCAATCTAGTCACATTACAGAACATTGGTTTGCAAAGCATGATTTAGTAAAGGCCAGAGTGCTTAACTGTTTCTTGGAGACTGCAAAAATAGCTCTTAAAAATAGAAGTAAGAAAGTACAATATATATTGGGTGATGATACAATAGCAGCACTTAATATAGATGGTGAGGACTTTAGTGAATCTTCATATGGTATATTAGTATCTCTTAATAATAAGTATCAAGAACTTGATGCTGCTATGAGAGAACTTGCACATGCAGGTATACAAAATGATAAGATGGATTTCTCTACTTTAATGTCTATATATACTTCTGAATCATTATCTGATATTAGAAGAAAGATAGAAAGTAAAGAAGAAGAGAAGTTACAACGTGATTCTCAACAATTCCAGGCTGAACAAGAAGCTGCTCAAGAAGATAGATTACTTAAAGCAGAAGCTGAACGTGCAAAAGAAGAAGGTCAAGAAGCTAGAAACATTAGAGATAATGAAACTAAAATAAATATTGAAGCTATGAAACTAATGGCTCAACAAGCACAACAAGATGTATCTGATGGTAAAGTAGATGAAGATGGCATGGCTTTCGATTTACAAAAGCATAGAGATGAATTAATGGTTAAAATGAGAAAGCTTGACCAAGATATGATAATGCATAAAGATAAAATGCAAAAAGAAGATAAAAAGATAGCTGTATCTAAAATGAAATCATCTACTTCAAGTAGTTCGTCTAATAAATAATATTATAAGTGTTATAATGATTATTTTTGAGTTAGCTATATACAGTATATAAAATTGCAATTATCATATATATAAAATTATATTTACAAAGAAGAATAAAATAAAATTAAAATGGCAGAGGAAAAACAACAAAAAGACCAAGACCAAGTGATGGATATGTCAGCATTTGGTGAAGACTTTGAAATACTGGATGAAAATCCATTTGAATTGCCAGATTCAACAGATGACGGTAAAGACGACGGTAAAGACAAAGACAAGAAAGATAAAAAAGATGATAATAGTGCCAGTGGTACTGACGATAATCCTAGTGATTCTGAGAAGAAAGAGAGCGTAGCTAGTAAAAAGGATACTGATGGGGAAGATGATTCTGATTCTGACGATGGTGATGATTCCTCTCAAAAACTTTATTCTTCTTTAGCTTCAGCATTAGCAGAAGAAGGGATTATATCTTCTCCAGAAGATCCGATTAAAGGCCCTGAAGATTTATTCAACACTATTAAAAAAGAAATACAGAGAAATGAATTCTCTGATTTAACTGATACTCAAAAGGAGTATTTGGAAGCTGTAAGAAACGGAGTATCTGTTGAAGAATTTAAAACAGTAAAAAGTTTTGAACAGCAACTTGACAATATAACAGATGAACAACTTGCAGAAGATGTAGAATTGCGTAAGAGTATTATAACTCAAAACTACATGAATCAAGGTTTATCTGAAGAAAAGGCAAACAAATTAGCACAACAAGCTGTAGATCTTAATACAGATGTTGAAGAAGCTAAAGAAGGTCTTGAATCAGTTAAACAGTTCACAAAAGAGGCATACCAAAAAAGAATAGATGCTCAAAAAGCAGCTAAACAAAAGATAATTGATGATCAAATAAAACAAGCCAAAGAATTAAAAAAGGCTGTATTTGATACTAAAGAAATTATTCCAGGTATGCCAATTAATGAAAAAGTTAAAAATGACATCCATGACCAAATGACTAAAGTAATTGGTAAAAGTAAAGATGGAAAACCTTTAAATGCTTTTATGAAAGCAAGAGAAGAAGATCCAATTAACTTTACTATCAAGATGCATTATCTTTTTCACTTAACAAACGGATTTAAAAACTTTGATAAAGTTGTTACCAAAAGTAAATCTGATGCTGTAAAGCAATTAGATAATCTTATTAAAGGTAACACCTTTGTCAAATCTGGGGATGAAGCCCAGAAAAATCTAGATTATGATATAGACGACAATTTCAAAACAGTCTTGAATAATTTAGATCTATAAATGAAAATATATTTTAACAAACCTTAATTAAACTAACAAAAATGGCTTCACAAGTAGGTAAATTTCAAATGATTGAGAGTCAATACTGGAGTGGTTTGACTACAAAGCAACACCTTGCTTCTGTATATCAAATGTCTCCACAAAAGGCTTCAAATCTTGTAACAAAGTTGTTAGCTTCTAATTATGGAGGTACTCTTGATACTATGCTATCTAAGTTCCCTACTAAGTATTTCGACAGTGATGACGATTTCACTTGGGACTTAATAGGTGCACATGAAAGAAACTTCCCTCTTGTAGAAGCTGTGTACAAAGGAGCTGTCGTACAAGACAGTGACACTGGTGTTGGTGCAGCTGGTTCAAGTATCTTACTACGATTTGAGGAAAGAGCATTCTCTGACGTCAACGTTATAGTAGGTGAAAGAAACGAACTGTATCAATTACGAGTATTAAAAGAACCAGTTCTAGTAGCTGGAGGTCTTTGGGAATATGAAGTAGAATTAATGGGAGCAAATCTTGACGGTATGCCAGGTTCTGAACTGGTTGGTGGAAAGAGATTCTCTAAAGAATTCTCTCCTGTAGAAGATACGCTATCTATCAAGGGTGGTGATATCTGGTTCTCAAGCCCAATTGCATTGAGAAACGAATTCTCTAGCATCAGAATGCAGCACACTGCACCTGGTAATATGAAAGATAGAAGAATTGGTTCTATGCTTGCTGTAAAAGATCCTAAAACAGGAAAAATTGTTCAACAACCTGTATGGATGCAGCATGTAGAGTGGAAATTTGAATATGATTTCGCTCAAGAAAAAAATCGTGTGTTAATGTTTGCTCGTTCTAATAGAGACGAGAACGGAGATTATCACAATATTGGTAAGTCAGGACACGTATTAAAGCAGGGTGCTGGTATACGTGAGCAGATGGAAACATCCAACACATTCTATTACAATGACTTCTCATTGAAGTTCTTGGAGAATATGTTGACTGAACTATCTGAAGGTAAACTGTCAATGGATGAAAGACACTTTATTCTTAAAACAGGTGAAAGAGGAGCAATCCAATTCCACAAAGCTGTTTCTGAAGATGGAAGTGGATGGATGAAGTTAGCTACAGAGCTTGGCTTTGATAATACTAACATCAACGCAATCCAAAAAACTGATTCTAATCTACACCCAAATTCACTAAGTGTAGGATATCAGTTCACTCAGTTTATTGCGCCTAACAATATTAAGGTATCTGTAGAAGTAGATCCATTCTATGATAACAAAGTAAGAAACAAAATACTTCACCCTAATGGTGGTGTAGCTGAATCTTACAGATATGATATCATGGATATAGGAACTATAGAAGGAGAGCCTAATATTCAGAAAGCAATGGTTACTGGAAATGAAGAAGTTAGAGGATGGGAATACGGATTGAGAAATCCATTCACTGGAGCTCCTAACACTGAAATGATGAGTAACTCTGTAGATGGTGCAACTTACCATAGAGCATGTTTTGGAATAGGTGCGATCGTAAGAGATCCATCTAGAACTGCAAGTCTAATACCAACAATTCTTGCAGCGTAATAATAAAGTAGAAGAGGTTTGATTACCTCTTTTACTTCTTTTAGCTTTACGAAGCTAACACAATGAGAGGAAGTTTAACATAATTAAAAGAAAAGAAGAATGAGTAAATCAAAAGAATTACACGAATTAGAGTCAAATACTTTTCAGTTACCAAACAAAAAAGTATTAGTAAAGCCTAACTTAGCAAATCCAGGTTGGGTAAAAAACCATAAAAGTCCAGCTTTCTTTAAGATGGAAGGTACATATGATAGATTAATGTGTACCATGCTTAGAAATGGTCAATTGGCAAATCCATTGACTAAAGAAGAAAAAGAGCTTTTAGAAAGAGAACTGTTTATGGAACCTAATGAATTATCTATTCATAAAAAAGGAAATGATAATTTCTGGAGTAATACAACAGTAGCATTAGGTAGAGATACAGTAACATTAGACTTAAGTAATCCAATGGATTATATTAAATACAAGATTCTACTTACAAATAAGTTTCTTGTAGGTAAAAATGCTACTGATGCTCGTATGAGAAAGTGTAAGTACTATATAGAAGATCCATCAGATGTTCAAAAAGAAATAGCTGATAAGACAAACTATAACAAAGTAGCTTGGACTGAATACGGGAAAATGGAGAACAAGAAAGATGCTCTTAGAAACTTTTTAATAGTATTTAATATTACTTATGGTAATGCTGTTAAAAAGTTAGACAAAGATACTGACTTAGTATTTTTACAAAAAGAAGTTTCTAACATAATTGAAACTAGAATAAAAGATTTTGTAAATCTAGTAGAGCGTAAAGATTATCTAACAAGAGTTCTTATTGCAGAAGGAGTTCAATCTGGAGTAATAGCACAAAAAGGTTTAAAATATTTTGTTGCTGAATCAGACCAAAAATTAGGAGATAGTTTAAAAGAAACTGTTGATATATTGGAAAATCCTGCAAATCAAGAACTTAGATTAAGAATTGAAGAAAATATTAAACTTACTTAAAAATGACTAATCAAGAATTTAGTAATGAATTCGATACTTTGTATAATAATGTTAGATCTAACAATGCTCCAGGTATAGATGAATATGAAAAATCAGTATTCTTAACCAGAGCACAAGAAGAAATAGTTAAAAACTATTTTAATCCTAGATCAAACGCAAAACAGCAGGGATACGATGATAGTGAAAAACGCCAAGTCGATTTCTCTGAAATAACAAAAGTGACTGACATTACTAATGACAATCCAGCAGGAGGTACATACGAAACAATAGATACTAGGTCTCAATTATTTTTGATGCCTGAAGATGTGTTTATGGTAATTAATGAACAGATCAAATTAAATGAAGGTGGTTCAACTGTACCAGTAACTGTAGTGCCTATATCATATAGACAATATGATATGTTAATGAGTAAGGTTTATAAAGAACCATTGCCAAGACAATGCTGGAGATTAATCCAAGGTAATTTAACATCTCCAGTAGCGGGACCTCAGAGAATAGTTTCTGAGATTATATCAAAAACTGGAACTTCAGTAACAGATTACAAAATTAGATATGTAAAAAGACCACAACCTATAGTACTTGTTGATTTATCTGTTTCTGGTATATCTGTAAACGGCGTAGATGCTATTACAGAATGTGAGTTAAACCCTATTATACATAGAGAAATACTTGATAGAGCAGTTGAATTAGCTACTGTAGCTTATAAAACAGGTGGTGATTTACAATCAATTGTAGAATTAAACAAACGTAACGAATAATGAACAATACAGAGTTTTCACAAAGATTTGATACTCTTGTTCAAGTTCATAAAAGTAAATTTAGATTAAGTGATGACAGTCTTCTTGAATTCGATGAATATGAGAAGTCTGTCTACTTAACAAAAGCACAAAATCTAATCGTTAATGAACTAGCTGAGCAATTTGAATCAAGCGAAGTAGTTAGAAGAAAGTTAGCAGTATTAGTAAAAACTTTCACTACTTCAACACAAGTAGTTAGTTCAAATAAGTTATCACCACAAAGTATATTAATACAAGTGCCAGATGACTTACTAAAAATTATACACGAGTCAGTTGTAATAGGTTCTTCACAGGCTTGTTACAATGGCAATACAATTAATATATTACCCATGACTCATGATGATTATAGTTTACAAGCGTCTAACCCATTTAGAAAACCTAAATTAACTGGTTTGGAAAACACTGCTTGGAGATTAGATACTGGTGAAACATTAGAATCTGTAGAAATTATATTACCAGATACTGCAACATTCACTAGCTATACAATGAGATATGTTAAAAATCCTGTACCTATTGTACTTGTAGATTTAGGAGATATATCTATTGAAGGAGTAAATACTGCAACAGAATGTGAACTAGATTCATTTCAAGTACAAGAAAGTATTTTAGATCTTGCAGTTAATTTAGCGTTAAGTGCTATATCTAAATTTGGTAAAAAAGAATAAATAAATAGGTAAACATAGTTTTAATTAAAATTAATTATTATATATTTACCATGTGATTAAATAAAAGTTAAACTAAAAATCGAAAAATAAAATGGCACAATCACAAAACACAATTAATGAAATACTATTAGGAACTGCAGTAGCGGCAGAGACTACATTAGATACTTTCAAAGCATCTGCTTCTGAAGGTGAGCTAGGTGTATTCTCTAAAGATGGAACAGCAGTCGCTGCTGGTAAAGAGTTCGTAGTGGCTCAGAAAACTGCTGACGGCGTGTTTGTTTCAGACGTTATTAAACCTGATACAGTTAAGAGTTACGGAGTTGCAGCTGATGCCCCAGAAGTGGCAAAAGTTGTAGAAGTTACTCCTCCAACTACAATTACTGCTGGATCAGATTATATTCTAAGAATACACATCTTTGAACATGGTTCTTTATCAGTAGAAGATACTTATATCAAGTTCGCAACATTTAGACCTGCAACAGGTGCTGATGCTGAAGATGTAGTAGATGGTCTTATCGCTTCTTTAAATAGAAACTTTGCTAGAGACCCTAAATCTACTCCAACCTCAAATCCTCTGTTTACATTCACTAAGAGTGGAACTGGAGCATCAGCTAAATTAGTAATTACTCAAAAACTACAACCTTATGTAAGAGGTAAGAAGTTTGGTAGAGTCAATCCATTTGAAGTATTCTTTGACACTACTCCTGACGAAGCAGGAGCAGCAGTTACAGAAACTCAAGCTTACTCTCCTGGTGCAGGAACAGGCAAGCTTATAGCTTCAATGGAATATGACTTGAGAAAGAGTAGAGGAGATATGTATGGAGACCAAGGATGGCCTCTAACATTCCCAGTGATTACTAGAGCAAATGATGGAGCAGGATATAACATGGTGACACTAGTACATTCTACTGGTTCTGAAAATGGAATTAATCCTGTACACATGAGAAAGCAAGTAACTATTGCAATCACTGAAGCATTATCTGCTGGAATTGATGCAATTGTAACAGCAATCAATACTGCTACTGGACAATCTGTAAGCGCATTAGGAGAGTCTTAATCACAAATATATTCCAAGTGTAAAAAGGGTATTGGGTTATTAATCCCTTTACCCTTTTTTTTATTTATAATTAGTAATTAATTTAAAATGTTAGATATAAAATTAACTTATGCTGTAAATGATGATGTCAATATTCTCACAGTAACTGATGCGACAGGTGCATATTCAGCTAGTAATACTGGTGGTTGGGGAGCACCTAATACTGCTAGAAATGATGTAGCTTTGGTATTATTTGCAGAATATCAACCATACGAAAAAGATTCAGTAAATCTAAGTTTAACAACAGCATTAAATCCTGTAGTATTATATGATCCAGCATATCAAAATGATGAAGTAAGTGAATATACATTTACATATACATTAGATGGTTGGTATAAGTTTTCTCTTGTTGCAGTGCCTACTTCAAATGGTACACCAGAAGAAAATGATATTATATATGATACAGTTGAAGAAGAACTTAGAATATATAAAACTGATACTTTTGTTGCTTTAGAGTCTGCAGATTGGCAATTTTTAAAAGATGAACAATATGAGTCATTAATACAGGAAAATTTATTGTTTCCCAAACTAATAATTCAAAGGAATTGTCAATTAGAAAAGTATATTGCATGTATGGAATGTACTAGTTGTAAATGTGAAAAAATCAAAGAAGAATATGTTAGATTGGATGCTTTGATTCAAGCATCAGACTATAGATTTGCTTCCCAGAAAGAAAACGAAGCTCAGAGAATGATTGAAAAATTAACTAAAGAATATAACTGCTGTAACTAATGGAAGCGAGTACATTACTAGAAATAGAACAATTTATTAATAAACTCCAATATTTAATTGGAGAAAAAGGATATAATGTAGTATTAAAAAATAAAGACTACGACACTCCTGAATTTGATGTTCTTTCTGAAATTATATATGTACTAGATTATTACGATAAAATAGGATTTACTGATAAAACTGACGAAGAAGTATTAGCAGAAATAGACTTTTTTGAAACAAGATATAATTTAAATAATCTACCTTATATTGTTTATCCTAAATTAGTAAATAATATATTAATTGGCGAAGGAATAAATAATGGTGCTAACAATATACAATATGGTATAGCAGAAGCACCATTAAGTGGTGGCCCATATGCCAGACAAAATAAACAATGGGTGGAAATAAATGCACAGATACTTAATTTATCTACAGTAGATATTAATAATTGGAATAGTGCATATTCTTGGGGAGATCATTCACTAGCAGGTTATGCATCAACTGCTGATTTACACGATGAAGTAACTATTGGTACAGGTAATGGATTATCAATATCAGGTCAATCTTTAAGTTTGGCATTAGCAACTACATTGCAAGCGGGTGCTATGTCTGCTTTAGATAAACAGAAATTAGATAATTTAGATACTAATCAACATGATCCTGTAACTATAGGAACTGCTAATGGATTATCATTAATAGATCAACAGTTGTCTTTAGCATTAGCAACGACTACTGTTTCTGGTGCTATGTCAGCAGCTGATAAATTAAAACTGAATGATTTAGAAAATCACGATGAAGTAACTATAGGAACTGGTAACGGTCTGTCTTTAGTAAATCAAGTATTATCATTAAGTTTAGCTACAACATTATTGCCTGGTGCTATGAGTAGTGCAGATAAAACTAAATTAAATAGTTTATCTAACTACACTCACG